AAGAAGATTGGGGATGGGCAGCTGTAAAAGCAGTAAAAGTTACAGAAGAAGAAAAAACCAAATACCCCATTCCAGGAAAAAAAGATCAATACTATGAATTCAGGATGGCAATGGATACTCTTCAAATGTTTCCTGAGCGTGAATTTATGGAAGCTCTTTCATATATTGGTATCTTACCAGAATGATAAGTTTAGCAATTACAGTTTGTAACGAACACAAAGAACTAGAGACTCTGTTGGATTATCTATCCGACAGAGCTCTATCTCCTTACTATGAAATAGTTGTCCAAATAGATAAAGATAACTATACAGATGAAGTAATTGGTACAATTGTTGGTAGAGGAGTAAAACATTGGTTTTATCCATTAAATAAAGATTTTGCTTCATATAAAAATGAGTTAGCAAAACACTGTTCAGGAGAATATATCTTCCAGCTCGATGCTGATGAAATACCAGCACAAGAATTACTTGATATTCTTCCCGGTATATTAGAAAGTAATCCCGAGGTGGATGTATACTTAGTTCCTCGGATTAATACCGTAAGTGGTATCACCGAGGAACATATCCTGAAATGGGGTTGGAAATATGAAAATGAAAGAGTAAATTTCCCTGATTATCAGTGGAGAATTTATAAAAATACTCCTTCAATAAAATGGATAAATAAGGTTCATGAGAAGTTGGATGGTTACAAACTTTTTAGTACATTACCCCCACAAGATGAATTTTGTTTAATTCATCCAAAAACAATAGATAGACAAGAAAAACAAAATCAGTTTTACAATACAATATGATGTATAAAAATAATTTACAAGAGACTGAAGTAATTCGTAACTTAAATAGTGAAATTAAAAGATACGATATTATTAATTATTTAATTGAAAAATATAAACTAGTTAATTATCTTGAAATAGGTGTTTTTAAAGGTGAAAACATTAGAGAAATCAAAGCAATACATAAAGACGGAGTAGATCCAGGAGCAGAAGGATATACCCCACCAGAGGTAAATTATCCTATGACCTCCGATGATTTTTTTGATTTAATTAAAGATCATAGTGATATTAAATACGATATTATTTTTATAGATGGTTTACACCATGCTGATCAAGTAGAAAAAGATATAAAAAATGCTTTAAATCATGTAGTAGAAAATGGATTTATTTTGCTTCATGATTGTAATCCTGTTAGTTATGATGCTCAATTAATTCCTAGACAAACAATAGCGTGGAATGGAGATACTTGGAAGGCATTTGTTGATTTTAAAACAAATAATCCAACATATGAATGCTGTGTTGTTGATACTGATTTTGGAGTAGGATTCATAAAAAACTCAGGAGAAAAATATAAATTAGAAACTAAAATTGATAATTGGAATTATTTTAATGACAATCGAAAAGAAATATTAAATCTAATTACTTGGGATGAATTTAAAACAACTTATTAATAAGTCATTTTATGGTACTATAGGTTATATTTCATCTCAAGATGATCTAGATCTACTGGAACAATATATCTTGTTTAATCTCCCAGTTCTAAAAGAATTTAAAAACATTATTGTTGCTACCAACTATAAAAACTATCCTGAATTTATAGAGGAAAATACTCAATTGTGGAAAAATTATTTTCCTGATTGTGTTACTATAGATTTAAAAACAAACAGAGGTCATAATTTTGGAACCGCTGATTTAGATGATGCTGTTTTTAACTATTGTAAAGAAAACAATATTGAATGGTTATGTAAATCAGCTAATGATGTTATTTTTGAAGAATCAATTTTATATAAAGAAGTAGAGGAAGCCGATTTTTATTACATGAATGGAATTGGGTATGGAGGGATGGTTAAATATGATTTTGATTTTGATGAAATCATTGAAAAAGACTTTTACCCCCAAACTAATTTTTATTTTATTAATGTATTGAAAACTGATTTTCTTAACGATAAGAATTATTTGGATGAAACCTATGATATTATCTCTAACATTCATGATTATAATGGACGTATATGGGAATATTTTAAAGGATGGTCTTGTGAAGATTTTTTAAAAAACTGTATTATTCGTAACAAATTATCTAAGGAGCACTTGGTTTCTGAAAAAAATTATCGTACATTACTACAAATAGTAAAGGATAACCAGATACATGATCCTAGTCATAAAAATATAATGATTGAAGGAATATGTCATTACAACAATAATCCAAGTATCATAAAAATATAATAATAAATGAATATCCAAAGTTTTATTTTTGTTCATGATCAAAATATAATTTTAGATTGTATAAATTCAAACAAATTTTTTAGTTTGAATAATTTAAAATATGTGTTTGTAGGAAGTGGAAGCACAACATTGATTGAAGATAATCCTAATGTTATAATTTGTAAAAACTTGCCTTCTAATATAGAAGAATATCCTAAATTAACTTCATATACTGGATGGTATGCTTTATGGAAGAATAAATTATACGATGCGGATTATATAAACCTTTTCGAATATGATGTAGATTTATCATCTAATTTTTCTAATATTTTTACTAAGGATTTTATAGAAGATAATGAAATAATAGGTTATATTATATATAATGTTCATAATCCCTCATTTTTAGGACATAAAGAAGTATCAGAAGATCTAGTTAAGTCTATTTATAAAAACCATAGTATAGATGCTTATAGTTATATAAATTCTCTTCCGTTAGATAGTTTATGTTCTTTAACTTCCAATCATACTTTTAGTAAAAAGGCATTTGAAAAATATATGGAATGGACTGAACCTATGATAGATGATATTAAAAATTCTCCAGTAGCTGGTCACCAGATTGAAAGATCCATTCCTTTATTCTATTTGCTTAATGATATAAAAAGTATGCTTATTCCGGAGGTATTGAGTCATTATCAGTTAAACAGCCATAATACGTAATTATGTACGACAAAATAAAAATATTAACTTTTGCTAAGGGAAATTTTATTGATTCACAAACTCGTTTAAAAAATTATCTCGATACTTTAGGTATAAGTAATCAAACCCATTTAACGGACAAGGATTTAGACAATGAATTTTTAAGCAAATATTCTCATATCTTATCTCAAAAAAGAGGATATGGATATTGTTTATGGAAACCTTATATTATTCTTAAAGAATTAAATAATATTAAGGAAGATGAAATTTTATTGTACATTGATTCAACTGACTATCCCGAACAAGTTTTCTTCAATGCTGCATTAGAACACCTCCAATCAAATGATTATTTGTTTGTAAATAGAGGTTTTAATCATGGACAATGGACTAAAAGAGATACGTTTGTATTGATGGACTGTGATACCCCAGAATACCACAATCATGTTCAATTAGAAGCAGGAATCATATGTCTTAAAAATACAGATTTTACTAAATCATTAATTAATGAATGGTTTGAATACTGTACTAATGAAAATATATTAACGGAAATTCCAAACATAAGTAATTTGCCTAATGTAAATGATTTTAGAGAACATCGATATGATCAAAGTATATTAACAAATTTAATTATCAAGAAAAAAATAGAAAGTTACACTATTCCCGAAAACGTAATGAGATATAACTATAATCAACCTTTAATTTATTAAAAATGAAAATATTTGAAAACAGAAATGAAATGTTAATGGCTCTTCCAAAAAACAAAGTTGTAGCCGAATTAGGAGTATTTGAGGGAGAGTTCTCCAAAATCATATATGATATATGTAATCCTAAAGAACTATTACTAGTAGATTTATTTACTGGATACTTTGGTTCTGGGGATAAAGATGGTAATAACTATCACTATGTGCAATTAGAAGATGAAATGGTCAAAATTATGGACTATTTTAGTAATGATCCCTCTGTTAAAGTTATTAAAGATTCTACTATTAGTTTTTTAAACTCTCTTCCAGATGAATGTTTAGATATGGTTTATATAGATGCTGACCATAGCTATAATTCGGTATTAGAGGATTTAAGATTATCATATCATAAAATTAAAACTGGGGGATTTATTTGTGGACATGATTATATTCATGATGCCAAAAATGCAGTTGATGATTTTTGTAGAGAAAAAAACCTAGAAATTGAATACCTGACCAAAGATGGTTGTCCTTCATTTTGTATAGTGAAAAAGTAAAATGACCCAAGACCATTTTTTAGAAATAGTACGCCCCTATACTATGACTAGTATTGAGAGAATTAATGAGTTGTTTAATTCTTTAGAATATATTAGATTAAATAATATTGAGGGAGATATTGTTGAATGTGGTGTTTGGAAAGGGGGTAATATTTTAGGAATTTTAGAATATCTATATTTCCACAATATATTAGACAAAACAGTCTGGCTTTACGATACATTCCAGGGTATGACTGTTCCTGAAGAGGTTGATGTTGATTTGGATGGTAGAAAAGCATCAGAAATACTACCTCAGGTTTTATGTTATTTTCCTTTGGATGAAGTTAAACAAAATCTCTCTACTTCAAAATTCCCAAACGAACGTATAAAATACATTATTGGTGATGTTTGTGAGACTTTAAATTCTAAAAATAACGTGCCTAATAAAATTAGTCTTCTTAGATTAGATACTGATTGGTACCAATCTACAAAAAAAGAAATGGAAGTTTTATACCCCCATTTAATTAAAAAAGGTGTTTTAATAGTGGATGATTATGGTCACTGGAAGGGATCTAAAACAGCTGTTGATGAATATTTTGAATCACACAACTTTTCTCCCAATATTGAAGAAATAGATTATACAGGTATAAAAATAATCAAATGAAAATCATCTACCGCATATCCGATACAGGATACAACAAAGTAAAACCAGATTACGTTAACAATGAAAATTGTTTAAAAAACTTTTGTAACGTATTCTTTGATTATATTTACGATATTCTTATATTAGCAGATAATTGTAGTGATGATACTATTACTATGATTAAAAAATATATTGACCCTGTTAATATTAGAAAGGTAAGTGTTGGACATGGTGCTGGTACCTTTAACTTGGCTTTAGATAAAGCATTAAAATTTGAAGATAATGAAATAATTTATTTTGTAGAAAATGATTACATTCATCTCCAGGGTTCTCCTAAAATAATAGAAGAGGGACTTAAGCTTGGAGCCCCATATCTTACTTTGTATCTTCACCCAGATAAATTTATGCCACCAAGTCAAGGAGGTAATCCCGAGGTTGATGAGGATGGAGGTTATTTAACAAGAATCTATAGAGGAGAAACACAATTGTTTGGAATGTTCAATAGCACAACTATGACTTTTGCATCAACAGTAAAAACGTTGAGAGAGGATGAATCCATTCTTAGGAAACATACCAACAAAGGTCATTACCCCGATGATTTTAAAATGTTTTTGGAACTAAGAGATAAGGGAAATGCTTTGTTATGTCCTTTGAATACATTTTCAACGCATGGTGAAACAATGTGGTTAGCTCCTTTATATAAAGTAAAACAAGAAAACCTAGTTGCAGAATGGAAAAAACATATATTTCAGTAATCATTCCAACCTACAAATCTCCTGAGGCACTTGATCTGTGTTTACAATCGTGTATTGAGGGGCAACAAAACAAAAACCAAATTATTGTTGTTGTAGATGGTTTTTATGATATAAATAAAGACGTTTTAGAAAAGTGGTCTGAACATATTGATGTTTTGACTTTAGAGGAAAATGCTGGTTTGTGTAGAGGTACTAACTTGGGTGTTTACAACTCCCAATACAATAAAATCCTAATTGTAAACGATGATAATGTGTTTCCTAAAAATTGGGATGTAAATTTATTGAGTAATTGGGTAGAAGGGGCAGTAATTTCTCCTAACCAAATTGAACCCTATAAATCTATATTTAAACAATTTAACATAAAAGATTTAGGAACAGATCCAAAAACATTTGATTTGAAGCCATTTTGGGACTATGAAAAAGAAGTATCCGAAGACAAAACCGATGAAACCGGATCAACATTACCTATTTTTATGAACAAATATGACTACCTAAGATTAGGTGGTTGGGACGAAAATTATGAAGCGGGAATGGTAGCTGATTGGGATTTCTTCCTAAAATGCACTATGTCAGAACTAAAAATGATTAGAGCCTATAATTGTCATTTTTATCATTTTGCTTCAGTTTCAACAAATGGTGAAAAAAGACAACAAGCAGAGGAAAAAGGCCATCAGTATGCAAAATACAAATGGGGCAACTATATTTATCCACACCCAGAAACAAATGCAAAATTTATTTTATGATATTTGGATTTTATAATAAACGAGACAAATCACAAGAAACAATTGGTCGCACAGTTGGTTTCTCAAGATTGGAGGCAGCAAAATACTTTGCTGAACGTAAACAATTAAAACTAAAAGAGTTTTTAAAAATATTTGGTGTTAAAACAATTATATGAAGAATTTTGGTAAAAATGTAAATATTAAATCTAAAAACCAACCCAACCTTAGTGAAAAAGATATATTCATTAATGTTGTAGGTTTGTTAGACCAATGTTGGGAACGAACCAATGTTTTGGGTGAGGATTTTAATATGGATATGTCTACTTATGACGAACCTTTTTATTTAGTAATTGAAAACCTGTTTTATGTAAAATATGGTGAATGGAAAACGGATGTTATTTTATGGTGGGTATATAATCGATTTAATGAAGAAGGTGAGTTAATGCCTATCAAGTTAAATGACCATGTTGAAAAAACAGAAGAAGAAATAATAGTAGAAACACCAGAGGAACTCTGGAACTTTTTAAAACGAATAGAAAAAATTAAAAAAGATAAATAAGTTATGACAAATTGTGTAAAATGTGGAGAAATCATTCCTGAAGGTAGACTTAAAGCCTTACCTGGAGCTAAAACATGTGTTAGCTGCTCCAGTGTACAGAAAAAAGGAACAGTAACCATTATGAAAGGTGAGGGAGATCACACATGGATTGAAACAATCCATTTGGAACATGAGGACTACAAAAAGTACATGGAGGCAGAAAACAAATTAAGGAAAATGGGTAATTTTTATCTTGATCCTATTGACCCACCTACAGAAATTCCTTATGGATTCAATGAAGTAAAAGTACCCAAAAACGATCAGGAGGAATAATAATGCCAAAAGCAAGACCACTTGGTAAAGAAATGATTTTAGCTGCTATGGCTAAAACTAAATCAAATAAAGCAGCAGCGCGTTATTTGAATTGTTCTTATATACATTATAAAATGTGGGCTAAGAGGTACGATGCTACTGAACCTGGTTATCCTAATTTGTTTGAACAACATAAAAACCAATGTGGTAAAGGTATTCCTAAGTTTTTAAGTAATGGTAGTCCAAGAAAAGAATTTGCATTACTAGATTTAATTGAAGGCAGATTAGATCCATCATCATTTAATCCAAATAAAATCAAATATAGGTTGATACAAGAGGGTTATATGAAAGAGGAATGCTACTCGTGTGGTTTCCATGAGCATCGCGTACTAGACTATAAAATGCCGCTTATAATGCATTTTAAAGATGGGAACAAACAACATTACCGACTTGAAAACTTAGAAATGCTTTGCTATAATTGCTATTTTCTCTACCAGGGAGACTTATTTACCAGTAAACAACTGGAGGGAATGGAAGAGCACTTAAATAAAAATAATTCAAAAGTGGATTGGGAAGTAGACGAGTACACACAAGAACGTCTAAGAGAATTAGGGTTATATGAGCCAAAACCACTTGATGATGGTTCGGAATTTATTTCTCGATTATAATAAGAAAAAATCTAATATTTATCACCGTGGGAAAAAAACGAGTACCATTGCTAAAAAAAGGAAAGCACAAAAAACATGATGCTATTGTAAATGATTTTGATGCTCAAAAAGAAAAACACCTAGAAAAACTAGCTACTAAGACTCTACAAGAACAAGAAAAACTTAGTAGACTAAAAGAAAAAAACATCAATACAAACTTTTTTAAATTATTTTGATTATGGTAGCCGAAATTACAGTTAGCAACACAGAAGAGTTCCAGGAACTAGTAGATAGTAAGGATTTTAGAATTGCTAAAGCCATTGTTGAAGGCATATTAGATAATATAAAAACAACCAAAAAACATATTCACGTATTGACTGTGACTTGTTTAGAGGAAGGTGAAATATACGATATAACAATCGAACGTAAGTATTTTGCCGAAACATTAGAAGAAAATTTACCCTACTATATTAGGGAAGAAAAATATGAGGACTGTCAGCTTATCGTTAACGCTATTAATGTGTTAAAAACTCCTCAACCCAAAGCCAAAAGAGGAAGACCTAAAAAATCTTAATCTAAATTTGGCTCCTTAAGATTTTGTTGTTATATTGACAACAAAAATAAATTATGAAAAAGCTATTCACAGAAGAATTCAAAGAAAAATTCAAACTAGCGTTTACTCGCTTTATGAATGTCATCATTGTTACTTCAACTTTGATTGCCGGTTTTGGACTAGGTTACTACTTCCAGGAATTGAAGATGAAACCTAAAGCAGTTAATGAAACTATTTTAAACAAAGAAGTTCGTATTGCAATCGATTCAGAAGATAAATTGATTATTATGGATCGTAAAACTGGTGGTTATACTATTTACAGTGATTCTATTGGAAGAATTATCTTTAAAATGTATGCTACTAAAATTGCTAGCCCTGTAGAAACTAAATAATTATGGGTATTTTTGCTAAATTAAAAAATTGGTATTTGATTATTGTTCTAGGTGTTGTAGGAATAATGTACTACAATATTAGTAGAAGATTAGATTATTTTGAAGACCGTTTAGATTTAGCAACAGGAACACTATCGCTTCAAATGTACGAGTCAATTGAACACTGGAGCGATAGTTTCAATGTTCCTAAGTATATTGCTTATAATGTAGCTTACCAGGAAACTGGCTATAGAGGTCCATTTCATTTTAATTATAATCCTTATCAAAAGTCATTTGCTGGTGCTGTAGGTCCTATGCAAATTATCACTCGTTGGGCACATCCTTATGTTAACCGTCGTTTAAGTGAAAAAGAATTGAAAACTAATATTGACTTGAATGTTAAGATTAGTATGCAAATGCTACGTAAATGGTACCAAATTCATGGTGATTGGACATTGGCTTGTGGTGCCTATAATTCAGGAAGCCCAATCAGAAATGATTATGCTGTTTATGCATCAAGTAATAAAGATTATAAAAATAAATGGTTGAAACTTTAAATCCTTTTTCAATCTTTATCTTTTTTTGAATATTTATAATCGATGGGACGCTTAAAAAAATATCTAACTGAAGAAGAAAAGTTAGCTGTTAAAAAACAGCGTGCCCATGATTATTATTGGAAAAATAAAGAAAAACAAGATGAAAAAGCAAGACAAAGATATTGGGACAACAAAAATATATCTCGTGACTAATTGTTATAACAATCCTAATTTAGTTTATGTAGGTAAAACTACAAATTCTAGAGAATATCCTCATAAATTAAAATATGGAGAACAAATTGAATATACTATTATTGATGAAATAAAATCTTTAGATGTAAATGATTGGAAACCCTTAGAAACATATTGGATTAATCAATTTAAAGCTTGGGGATTCGAAGTTTTAAATAAAAACGAAGGAGGAGGAGGACCAGTTTTTCTTTCAAATGAATCCAAAATACAAATGAGTCAAAAAAAGAAAGGGAAAAAAAGAGATGAAGAAATTAAAATAAAAATTTCATCTTCTATGAAAGGAAAAAATAATTGGACTAAAATTTTTTGGCAAAATGCTAAAAATACATGGAGTATAGGAGAATATTATAAAAAACCTATTTTACAATACGATATGGGTGGGACTTTTATAAGAGAATGGTCCACAACTCAAGAAGCTGCTTCTTTTTACAACATCCAAAAAGCCCACATATGTAATGCATTGAATGGTAGGTCTAAAAGTAGTAAAGGATTTATATGGAAATACAAAATATAAATAATATTTTTATAAAAAGGCCATGTATTTATGAATATGGCCACAAAGAAAAAATCATCATCAGCAAGTGCATTTTCGCACTACAAAGTAAAACCCAAAGTACGCAGACCTGGAGTTCACGCTAAAACAAAAACAAGTAAATCTAAAAACGCAACCAATTATAAAAAATTATCTGTCGGACAAGGATAAAAGAATTAAACCAATAAAATTTATGTCAAAAACAAGTAACAAACAAAAAATCGAAACACTAAAAATTTGGTTAGATGGAGTTAAAAAGAAAACCCCAAAACCTAAACAACCCAAGTGGATTAAAGATCTAGACTATGAAGATTAGTCCTGGAGGAGCACTTGAGTTTTTCCATAGTATTCCAGATGACATATTAGTTAAAATAGCAGCCTATGATTGGTCTGCTTTGGAATCACTATGTATTGCTCTTACTTTAGACGTACAACTTATCAAGGAAGAAAGAGAAAGATCTTCTAAAAAAGATTTGGCTTCTTAAAGATTTGTTCGTACATTTACCTCATAATAGAGGTTATGGCATTACATGAATTCACTAATTTAACTAGTAAAGGCAATAAAAGAACTAGAATAGTTTATAGTCCTACTACTAGCTTTAGTTTAAAAAATCCTGCAGCTTATGGTAAGTTTGTTGCTGTAAGAGTATTTAAGTACAAATACGAAAATCCTTATATTGGGCCTACTTTATTTGTAGATGATGAAGGAAAAAAGTTTATTATACCTGGTTGGATTCCAGTAGTACCTGAAACCACTTATGATGATATTACTTGGATTAAACCTGAAATAAATAAAGTAAAAGAGGAACCTCAAACTTGGAAGTTTGAATCAAGTAGTGATCCTGGTACTTTTTATATAGTAAGAAAAGCAGGTGAAACTTATAAGTGCTCTTGCCCTGGAGTATGGAGATCAAAAAATAGAAAGTGCAAACATATTTTAAAAGTAGAAAATGATAACAAATAAACGTCCTAAAAAATCAAAAATCGAAATCGATTTAACAGGTCCTGATGGTAATGCTTTTGTATTACTAGGTATTACTAAAGATTTATGTAATAAAACAGGTATTGAGTGGGAACCAGTCTATAAGGAAATGACAAGTGGTGACTATGAAAATCTACTCCAAACAATGGAGAAATATTTTGGTGAAATTTTAGTAATGTACAGGTAATTTGGCTTTGCAAGATCCCTTTCGTATATTTACATCATAATAAAAATTAAGGTTATGGAAAAATTTGAAAGAACGTTTCACGAGTTTGCTAATGAAAAGTACCACAATGAAGGATACAAATCTACTTGGTACTACGATAATGCTAAATCACAAAGTGGTCCTTATAAAACAGAGGTTACTTACCCTAAAGGTCATAAGTTTGATAAAGTAAAAGTAGAAAAAAAGAAACCTTATAGTGGTCAACCTGTTGTTATGGTATTTAAGACATCAAACAGATCTAATGCTAGAACTAAAATGAAAGTTTGGAATAATGAAAATGTAGACTACATAATGACTGCTCCTGAACTACCAGGTGTTCCTGAAGATGCTATTATTTTGGAATTGGCTGTTGGTGAAAGTTTTATTAAATCACTGCAATTAAAATACTCTCTGTAATATTTATAACAAAATATGGGAACTAGAGCTCAAATAGCATATGTTGTTAGTCCAAATAAACTGGCTACAATAACTAATTTTTATGATGGTATGCCTGATTATTTAGGTGCTGCCTTAAAAACATTCTATAACAACGATGAAGATGCCGAAATGGTAGTTACAGATGGTCCTGAAATTAGTGATATTAACCCTGATGATGGAACTATTAATCGTTATGATAATGGAACATATGTTGTACTTAAAGGAGAAAATGAATATGAGGTATTTTCTATGTTATATGATAGAGCCAAAAACACAGGATCTACCTATACTTATGTTTGGGACGGAAATGAGTGGTTAGATGCTTTTGTTGGTAAAGATAGAGAAGAATTTATAAATACTTTTTCAAAAAACCTAGAACAACCTGAACAAACCATGGAAGAAGCATACCATATTGGTGACAATAAAGAAATTATTGAAAAAGAAGTAGAAGAAGAAAAAGAACTAGAAGAATACCTTAAACGCCAGTGGCAACACAGAGCTGGTATTATTAAATAATTAAAATGAAAAAAGCAGATAACTTTGATGCTAAAAAATGGTTAACTGAAAATAAAGTAACCACTCAGTCTCGTTTAAACGAGGCTATAGGTATAGGTCCTATGGGTGCTACATCTCAAAAAAGATTTACAGCAGCATCAGGTGAAGAAGGTTCATCATCCCCTGATGAATTTTCTCTTTCAGTAGTTACTAATCCTTTAACTGGAAGAAAAACCAATTTCAATTATAAATTGAAAAACGTAGAATTTGAAAAGAAAAAAATCCAAGAACTTTTTGGTAACTTATTCAAATCATCTCCTAAAATTAAATTTACATTTGAAAGAACAGGTGATGCAAAAGAAAAAAAAGCCACTATGGAAATTAAGTTAAAAGATGATAAATTTGTTTTAGCTAATTCTACAACCACAGAAGATATTACTGGTAGTATTCCTGATGAAGGC